CGATCGGACCAGCGCCGCTACGCCGCCTTCATGCCCTGCTGCGGCGCCCATGAGGTGTTGCGCTGGCGTGAGCACATGGCGTGGGATCGACCCGATGGCGAGGTGTGGTGCCAGTGTCCGGCCTGCGGTGAGCGGATCGCGCAGCACCACAAGACCACCATGCTGGGCCGCGCCGAGTGGCGCGCGCACGCCGGTGGCGATGGCCAGACCGCTGGCTTCCACCTGCCCAGCTGGTATGCCCCGGCCGGGTGGACGCCATGGGAGCAGATCCGCGACGAGTTCCTGCGGGCCAAGGGTGACCCGCTGCTGCTCAAAGGCTGGGTAAACAAGCACGCCGCCGAGGCCTGGGAAGACGAAGCCGTGGCGCGCGTCAATGCCGACGGCCTGATGGAGCGAGCCGCCAAGGAGCCGTATCCGACCGGCCACTGCCCCGCCGGCGTGCTGCTGCTGCTGGCGTCTGTTGACGTTCAAGACACCTGGCTAGAGATCAAAATCAAGGGCTACGGCAGGGGCGAGGAGAGCTGGTTGATCTGGCACCAGAAGGTCGAAGGCGACCCGGCACAGGATGAGGTGTGGAGCCAGATCGACAGCATCCGCCGCACAGAGTTCCCCCTCGAGGGCGGCGGCACCCTGAAGGCCAGGCACTGCGCCGTAGACACCGGCGGCCACTTCACCAACGAGGCCTACGACTACTGCCGCCGCAACGCCAAGGAGGGCGTGATCGCCATCAAGGGCAGCAGCACCAGGTCGGCACCGGCGCTGGGCAAGGGAAGCAAGCAGGACGTCAACCTGAAGGGCCGCACGGTGAAGGGTGGCGTCACGCTTTACATGGTCGGCACCGACACCCTGAAGCGCACGATCTACGCCCGCCTGAAGATCAGCCAGCCGGGCCCGGGCTTCTGCCATTTCGGGCAGAACGCAACCGATGAGTACCTGGAGGGCCTGACCTGCGAGCGGCTGATCCCGCGCACGGTGAAAGGCTTCCAGGTGCTGGAGTGGCAGAAGCCCAGCGGCGCACGCAACGAGCCGCTCGACCTTGAGGTCTACTGCCTGGCAGCCCTGGAGCTGGTGAAGCGCCGCTACAACCGCGCGACGATGTGGGATCAGCTGGAGGCGCAGCTCGCCAAGCCAGCCGCCCCGCAGCGGCAGGCCAGGCCCACGCCGCCACAGTCGTCCTTCCTGACGAACTGGTGAAACCGGGCTTCCTAGCCTGAGCCTATGACGATCCCTGCGACATTCCGCGCCGGTGACACGGTGAGCTGGCGCGATGCTGCCACCGCCGACAGCCTGGGCAATGCCGTCACCAGCGCGGCCTGGTCGCTGTCGTACTTCCTGCGATCAGCCACCGCTGGCGCCGGGCTGACGGTGGCCAGCACCGCCTACGGCAGCGGCTGGGAGACGACGATCAGCGCCACCAATTCCGCCACCCTGGCGGCCGGCGCGTACTACTGGCAGGCCAGGGCCACCAGCGGCGCGCAGGCGATCACCGCCGGCAGCGGATCGCTCACGGTGCTGCCGGCCCTGAACTACACCGGCGCCCCTGCCGCCTTCGATGGCCGCAGCCAGGCGCGGCAGGATCTCGAGGCGGTGCAGGCCGCCATCCGCAGCCTGATCAGCGGCGGCGCGGTAAAGCGCTACACCATCGGCAGCCGCCAGCTGGAGCGGTTCAGCCTGGCTGAGCTGATCGAACTGGAGAACCGCCTCAAGGCCGACGTGGCCAAGGAGGAGGCGGCGCAGCGGATGGCCAACGGCCTGGGCGATCCCCGCAATCTGTTCGTGAGGTTTGGCTGATGGCGTTCGGACTGGGTTTCTCGATTCGCGAACGGCTGGGGCTGCGCAAGCCCGCAATGGCCGAGCCCTCCAGGCGCCGCGCCTATGCCGGTGCCACGGTGTCGCGACTCACGGCCGACTGGGTGAGCGGCGGCAGCAGCGCCGACAGCGAGATCAAGGGCAGCATCAGCAGGCTGCGCAACCGGGCCCGCCAGCTGGTGCGGGACAACGACTACGCCAAGCGGGCCAAGAGCCTGGTCACCAACAACGTGGTGGGCACCGGCATCCGGCTGCAGATGCAAGTTCGGATGCAGCGCGGCGGCGGCCGGCTGGATCAGGTGGTGAATGACCAGATCGAAGCGGCCTGGCAGAAGTGGACCCGCAAGGCCACCTGTGACGTTGCCGGCCGCCTGAACCTTCATCAGATCGAACGCATGGCGATCGGCGCCATGGTCGAATCGGGCGAGATCCTGATCCGCCTGGTGCCGCAATCCTTCGGCGGCGGCCGGGTGCCGCTGGCGCTGCAGGTGTTCGAGAGCGACCAGCTGGACGAGAACTACACCGGCGGCAGCACGGTGCCGGGCAACGAATGGCGCATGGGCGTGGAGGTGGACCGCTGGGGGCGGCCTGTTCAGTACGCCTTCCTGGCCAAGCATCCCGGCGACACAGCTCTGGGTGGCCACAACCCAGCGGCCCGGCATCTGCTGGTACCAGCCAGCGAGGTGCTTCACCTGTTCACCCCCGAGCGCCCGCAGCAGACCCGTGGCGTTTCGTGGTTCGCCGCCGGGATTCAGCGGCTCCACCACCTGGCGGGCTATGAACAGGCCGCCCTGGTGCGGGCCCGGGCGGCATCGGCGCTGATGGGTTTCATCACCAGCCCCGAGGGCGCTGGCGACACCTACGGCGAGGAGGTGATCGACGGCGAGCACGTCACCACCTTTGAGCCGGGCATGTTCAAGACGCTGTTCCCCGGCCAGTCCGTGGAGGTGCCGCAGATCAACGCGCCGGACGGCCAGCTGGAGCCATTCGTGCGCGGAATGCTGCGAGCGTTTGCCAGTGGCATCGGCGTGAATTATGCGGCGCTGTCGGGCGATTACTCGATGTCGAATTACTCAAGCTCCCGCCTGGCGCAGATCGAGGACCGCGACTGCTGGAAGGTGCTGCAGCAGTACCTGATCGATGAGCTGCTCGCCCCAGTTTTTGAGCGCTGGCTGGAGATGGCTGTGCTGAGTGGTGCGCTGAACCTGCCGGGCTATGAGCTGGCGCCGGATCGCTTCAGCGCCTGCCGGTGGATGGCCCGCGGCTGGAGCTACATCGACCCGCTGAAAGATGCCCAAGCCGACAACCTGGCCATCCGCTCCGGCACCAAGACACAGGCGCAGGTGGTGGCCGAGCAGGGCGGCGACCTGGAAGAGCTGCTGATCGCCCGCAAGGCCGAGGTGGACCGGGCTGAAGAGCTCGAGCTGCGATTCGACTCCAACCCCGCCGACGACATGCAGGGCGGCTCCGCTGAGTTTGCCGACCCGGCCACTGAGGCCACTGAGGACGCCGCTGATGGTGAAGGAACCGGAGTTCCTAGCCTGAGCCAAGACGAGGAGAGTGATGGACTTGATGCGTGACCTGGAGGGCCAGACCCACCGCCGCGCGGCGTCGCTGGATGGCGCTGCCATCAGTAGCGAGGAGCGCACGATGGAGTTCAGCTTCTCCAGCGAATACCCGGTGCAGCGCTACTTCGGCAACGAAGTGCTGAGCCATGAGCGTGGCGCCGTTGACCTGGGCCGCCTGTCTGACGGCGCTCCGGTCCTGTTCAACCATGACCCCTCGCGCGTGATCGGCGTGGTCCAGCGCGCCTGGATCGACGACGAAAAGATGCGCGGCATGGTGTCGGTCAAGTTCAGCCGCAATGCGTTCGCGCAAGAGGTGCTGACCGACGTGGCCGATGGCGTTCTGCGGAATGTCTCGGTCGGCTACTCCATCAATCAGATGGAGGAGCGCGGCGACAACTTCGTCGCCACTTCGTGGAGCCCCTACGAAGTGTCCGTCGTCGGCATCCCTGCCGATCCAACCATTGGTATCGGGCGAAAGCTCGACACCAATGACGCGGCCCCAGCCGCAACCCCGACCCCTACTCCTTCCCCAACCCCGATGGAAGACACCAACCTCAACCTCGAGGCGGTGCGGGCGGAAGCGGCTGCACAAGCCGCCAACGCCGAGCGCACCCGCATCGCCAGCATCACTGCCCTGACCGAGCGCCACGGCCTCAAGGATCTGGGTGCCACCCTGATCGAGAACGGCCGCAGCATCGACGAAGCCCGCGCCGCGGTGCTTGAGAAGATCAGCGCCAAGCCCGTCGAAACCGTCAAGCCGGTCGAGATGGACCAGCGCGACGCCAGCCGCTTCAGCATCACCGCCGGCATCCGTGCCGCGCTGTCTGGCGACTGGAGCTCCTATGAAGCCGGCCTGGTGCGCGAGATGAGCGCCGAGGTGCAGAAGTCGATGGGCCGCGCCCCTTCGGCTGAGCGGGCCTTCTTCATTCCCTTCTCTGCTCTGACCCGGGCCACCTACGTCACCAGCGGCGCCAGCACCGGCGGCAACCTGGTGGCCACCGAGCTGATGGATCAGGACTTCATCGAGTTCCTGCGCAACCGTTCGGTGATGCTCGCCGCTGGTGTTCGCACCATGCCCGGCCTGCAGGGCAACGTGGCGATTCCCCGCCGCTCCGGTGTGGCTTCGACCTACTACCTGAGCAGCCAGACCACCGCCATCACCCAGTCGGAGTCCACCTTCGATCAGGTGACGCTCTCGCCGAAGAACCTGGCTGCGCTGTCCAAGTACAGCCGTCAGACCCTGCTCCAGGCCACCCCTGGCATCGAGCAGCTGGTGCGCACCGACCTGATCGACGGCATCAACGTCGCCATGGATCTGGGCATCCTCAACGGCTCTGGCTCCAGCGGTCAGCCCACCGGGATCATGCAGACCAGCGGTATCGGTTCGGTGGCGATCGGCACCAACGGCGGCGCCATCACCCTGGAGACCTTGGTGAACCTGGAGACGGAGCTCACCATCGACAACGTGCCGGTGGATCGCAACACCGTCAGCTACATCACCAACGCCAAGGTGATGGGCAACCTGAAGAAGCTCCGCGCCGGTGGTTCATCCTCCAGCGATGGTCCCTTCCTGGTGAACGACAACCTGCTGGCCATCGGCCGTGGCGGCACCCCTTCGGTGGTAAACGGCTATGCCGTCTACGTCACCAACCAGGTGCCTTCCACCCTGACCAAGGGCAGCACCAGCGGCACTTGCTCGGCGGTGCTGATCGGCGACTACAGCCAGGCCATGGTGGGCCTCTGGGGCAACGGCCTCGAGATCACCGTGGGTGAGGACAGCGACGACTTCTCCAAGGCGCTCACTTCCATCCGTGGCATCGTGTCCTACGACGTGGCGGTGCGCGACGCCAAGGCGTTTGCCGCCTGCCTCGACGTGACCACCAGCTGATAGGGGCTCAGGCTCCCAACCCTGACCGGGGCGGCGCTGCCGCCCCTTTCCCACATGAAGATCCTCGCCACCCGTAACACCATCGCCAGCGGCCAGGCCCTTGAGGCTGGAGCCGTCTACGACGTGAGCGACGACGACGCGGCGATCCTTGTCCGCCTGGGCAAGGCCACCACCGAGCTGCCGCCTGAGCCCAAGCCGACCCGCAAGGCGAAGGAGTCCACCTAATGGCCTTCACCGAGGATCTTTCTGTTTTCCTCGACCTCGACGGCTTCGGCGTCCCTGTGGTCGCCGGGGCCGTTTCTGGCGTGGGGATCCTCGACCAAAACAGCGAACTGATCCTGGGCGGCGAAATCACGATCATCGACTATCTCCTGACTGTGCCGACGGCCACCTTCGGCAGCCTGGGCTACGGCGACGCCATCACGGTGGACGGCCAGTCGTACAAGTGCGAAACCCAGCCGCAGCGCTTCGACGATGGCACGTTCTGCCGGGTGCCGTTGGTGAGGTCGGCGGCTGTGGCCAACAACATCACCACCCTGAGCGGCCTGCGCCTGGTGACGCTTGATGGCCGGTATCTCGTCACTCTTGCTTCCTAGCCTGAGCCCATGGCCGACGTCACGATCACAGGGCTGCCCAACGCTTCGGCGCTCAGCGGGACCGAGCGGGTGCCGATGGATCAGAGCGGCACGACCGTGGATGCAGCCGCCAGCGCCATCGCCGCCCTGGCCACGGCGGCCACGGTGGGCCTGGGCAACGTCAACAACACCAGCGACCTCAACAAGCCCGTCAGCACGGCCACGCAGACGGCCCTGGACGGCAAGGCTGCCACCGGCGCGATCGGCAGCAGCGGCCTGACCATGACGGCCGGCGTGCTGGGCCGGGAGAGCGGTACGGGTGCGCCGCAGGTGTTCACGCTGGGCTCGGGCCTGTCGATCGTGAACGGGGCCCTGACCGC